GCCAGCGCCCCAGCCCGCAAGGGCTTCAGTAACGGAGACGTTATATGTTGCCATCTTAGCAAGAAGCGGTATAAGTTACGTTTAAAGTATCGCCAGAAAGGATTGAGCGATTACCAGTACTAAAGTTACCCGCTGAATATAAAGTGCCAGAAGTGCCAGACTTAGTGTTATTACTTACTAAAAACGCACCAGCCACAGTAGCCGTAGCATTAACGTTAAATGTAGCAGCGGCAGCAGCAATAGAACTTGTAGCAGTTGCAGTAAAAGTAGCAGCAGGGCGAGTAGCATTGCTATACGGTACGGTTTCAGACCAACCAGCATGGGAAGCCATTGTGTCGGCTACGCTATAAGTAGGAGTGGAAGCCCCGTCTACTAGACCTAAATACCAAGTTGTAATAGGTGTAGTACCAGCAAACATAGCATTTAACAAAAGGGCTTTACCTACTGTTACAACAGTATTATTAAAAGTATCTGCCCATTTAACTTGCCCATCAGCTCCTACGCAGGTAACTGTATATACACCAGTAGCATTAGCAGATTCTTGAATTTGATTGCCACATACTAAAGATGCGCCAGAATGGTCGGTTGCGTTAATTTTTTCAGATTGCATGATTGTTCCTAGCTAAATCGAATAATGGCTGAGGTAGCATCAGCCGTTGGAAATGTAATAGTAAAAGTACCAGATGTTGTTTTATCGTTGCCAAAATCCAACACCGCAACCGCAGCATTTGTAGTGCTGTTATAAATTAAAGCACCCCTACAGGTAAAGGAAGCACTAGTCCAAGATACTGGATTAAATGAAACATAGGCTGTTTGCCCGCTGGATGCTGGCACTATCGGGGTTAAGGTCTTCCCACCCGCCGTATAGCCCGCACCAGAGATTTCATTTGAAGTCGTGTACGCAGTCGTTGCGTATGATAGATCCGCAGAAGCCGTATATAAAGCAATCTTGTAGACATAGGAAGTCCCAGAGGCGAAGTTTTCCAACCCGCTTAAGCAGTTTTTCTTAAATACCGTGCATTGTCCTTGTTGGATTGTCATGCGACCACGTTGCCTTTAAGGTTGGTATTAAGTTTAGTTTGACCATCACGATATGCATCGCCACGCTCCATACCATTACCAAGGCGTTGTAACAGGGCTAATGCTTCTGTATAACGATCTTTATGGTAAGTAATAACATCTGGATCTGACTTCATAAATGCGTCCGCTTCCAACAAAGAACCATATAAAAGTACGGATTCAAAGTTATCTCCAAGCCATGTACGACCAGTAGAAACGGTTGTAATTGATTCTGGATAATAGAAATAATGAAGCTCTACACTATAAGCAGAATCTGGAGTTGGACCAAGAATAAAAGATAATTCATTAATAGCAGAAGTATCTGGACCAAATAAAGCATAGTAGGCTGGAGTTCCTGTATCCGTAGGGGTTGGATATGCCTCACGAATAAAGTTTACATCCTTATTTAAAAGGTATGTATAGCTAGTATCTGCGTTAATTACTGCTATAGAATAAGTAGCCAAAAAATCTGTTGGACAAGACAAATACTTATTATTTGCGGTAAGTGTGCCTGTTACATTCTTTCGCAAAGAAGGTAGCTGAACTGTGTTGTATATCCGCTGTTCTGCGTTGTAAACAAACACAGGTATATTAGCTACGAAACCACCAGTAGAGGTATCGTAGTTTTCACTATACGCTTCAATAGCCGCAACAAGTTCAGTATATGTCATTCGGGTTTACCCTTAAGCCATTGGTCCACGAGACTTAATACCTTTAGTAGCTGCGCCATAACCACGCATAGTTACACCATCAGTCTTTTCTCTAGCCATACCGTAACTAACGCCATTAGGTACTGGATCTTTTAAATCAACGTCTTTAGCAGCCTTAGTATTAGCGTATACACCAGCTTTCATAGGAGCCATACCAGCTTCTACGGAAGCGCCATTAGCCTTATAAACAGACGCATCTTTGTTTTCTTTAGCGTGACCTAAAGGCATTGGTGAACTATTTTTAGTAGTTGCTTTTGGAAAATCATTCTTAGCCATATTAACGACCTCTTTGGTTAGCTGCACGAGCCATATTTTTGCCCATAGCTTTCATATTCTTATTTAAAGAACTTTTGTTAGCTTTTGGACCTTTGTCGATGACTTTTTTGCCATCGTTAGGCATCACTTGAACCTGTGTTTTACCTTTGCTGGCTACGCCATCTGCTGCTTTTTTGTATCCCATAATCTACTCCTAAGTTGATATTGTTACTGTACCTGTTTGCCCTACTGCAATCAAGTAGTTTGGTGTTAAAACCGTGTCAAAGCTACTTGCTCCACCAACAGGATTCCAGCCCCATTGGAAAACCCTACTACCACCTTCTTGATACCCAACTTCTGCAACGCTAGAGCCAGTACCATTTGAGGTCTGTAAACCGCTCACTCCAGAAGCTTTATAACTGGTATCTGGTCTTGGTTCCCGAACAGCTTGCGGATCATCAACTGGGTACATACCTAAAGACAATTGCGGCTGATCTGGTTCCCAACACTCAGGACACACTTTAATATTCTTTATTTGCTGCTTTACTACCAGCTTTTTAAGCTGTTTTAGTTTATACCGTTGCCCACATCTATCACACTCAGCAATGGAATATTTACCACTACTGTACTTATTAGGCATTAAAAGCCACCCTTGGAACAAGTCTTAAGGCAGCCTTATCTCTATCTTCTGTAGACGCCATTAACCATTGTTCTTCATATTCTTGTTTTAAAAACTGCAACCGTGGTTGAGCTTCTGGAATCTTTTGCCCCATGTAAAATGCCAGTCCAGCAACCATACAAGGAAGCAAACGGAAAGGAATATCTTGTTCAGTCGCACCATTACCAGCATCTTGTATACGACGCATACGCCAATAGATAAATGTATACGGAGCGCCGCCAGCATCAGGGGTGGGCCAAACATTAATTGAATTTAAATTTTGAACTGATATTACAGCGCCAGTTGTATGTGCAGCAGCAGTTGTTCCGTTTTGTCCACGATAACAATTAGTAAGGGTATTCCCTACTACGTTAGCATAACCAATAGTTTCTGAACCAATTTTAATAAATCCACCACTAGCTAGTAGGCTTGAATCGCTAACTGTAATAGAAGTATCAGAAGCAGTAATAGTGCCGTTTAAAGTAACTGTAGTAGTGTTAATTTGTGCTGACTGGCGGTTAATCCAAACTTGAATTGGTCTACCTTGAGTCAGTTTATTAGGGATAGTTGAGTAAGTAGACTCAGAAATACGGTCAATATTAATATCTATTTGATTACTAGATGAGCCGTTATTTTGTCTAACAACAGTATCCAAAAGGTCAATAGTGTCGTTATCAATAGGATATAAGCTTTGCCCAGTAACTAAATTTACTTGACCTTGTTCAATAGTCCATAAGTTAACACCACGATTTGCCCATTCAATAGTAAGCAAATTAAGACTTCTACGAGCTGTTTTTAAATCATATCCAGAACGCAACTGCGAACCACAACGCTCAAAAGCCTCTTCAACGAGGTTATTTAAGTCTAGGTTAAATGCCGTGGTTCCTGATGTGCTCATTATTACATGTCGCCTTCAACAGTTTTAGTAGCCTTAGTCTTTTTATTTACTAAAGGTTCTTCTACTACCACTACTTCTTCTACAACAGGAGCAGCTTCAACTACTGGAGCAGCTGGTACAAACTGAGCATCAAACTGTTCATTTAAAACATCCAGAAATGATGCATGACCCGCTGTTGCATTTAGTACAGCAACTACTGCTTGTGCGTCTTTGTCTTCTAATTTAAAAGTAATCATTTTTTACTCGCTTTCATGTTATCAATAAGATTTGGGTATGGTCTGCCAGCAGCTTTAGCAGATGCTTTTGCTGCCGCTTTTTTAGCAGGACTCATTTTCTTTGGTTTGCCTAAAGACTTTGGACGGGGTTTATCCCATACTTTGCCACCTTTAGCAAACTGGGTAAAGTCGGTATCATCGCGCCTAGCTTTTTTAGTGCCTTTAGGCATTTTAGAAGGGGATATTGCACCCATACCACGAGAAGGCATCATAGTACTTTTCCTTTGGTTTTACCCTTAACTGCACATCCATCTGCACGTTTAGAAGCACTAGATACTGTGCCGCCAGATTTGTAGTTACGTTTAATGTCTTTATTCATCTTCTGAATACCAGACCCAAAATCACCGCCTCCACCAGAACCACCAGCTCTAGTAAGCCCTGGAACTTTCTTGTACTCATTCCGAGACTCATTAATGGCTTTACCTTCTTCAACGTACTTTTTAAGTTTGTCTGCAAAATCCTTAGCTTTTTCTGGATTAGCGTTTGGGTCATTAGACATACCCCTTTGCATTCTTTCCAGATAAGACTTTCCCTCACCAGTAGGTTGGGCTGGGTCTACAGGATTTACAGGTTCAGTCATTTAGCACATCTTTCCACGGGTTAAACCGCGCTGAGCAATACCGTTAGCTTTAGACAACTGTGAAGACTTAACTGAACCACCAGACTTCATTTTTGTTACTGGAATTTCTTTACCAGATTTATTTTTTATGCTTTTCATACCCATACCTTCTTTAGCAGAACCGCTAAAATCAGGTTTACTTTGTTTAACAGGTATTTCTTTTCCTGCTTTAGTGGTAATAGTTCTTGCAATATCTTTTTCACCAGCACGTACAGCGCTTTTTAACATACCTTTAAGCAAACCAGAACCAGGAATATAGTTCTCAGGCTCAACACGCTCAAGACCTTGTTTTTTAGTCATTGTCTCCATGCGTTCTTTATAGTCGTCTGCAGACTCGCCTTTTGGTTTAGAAGCAGTAACAGAAGTTTTAGTCTTAGTTACAGTTACAGGCTTTTCACCTGTATCTTGCTCAGGAGAACCCTCTTCTATAAATTTTCTAGCACGGCTACGAGTATCTTCTTTGATATTCTCGTTTTCGCCTTCGGCAGTCTCATAACCACCTTCTGCAAATTTACGCATTTTCTTTTTCATTACATTTTTCCTCCACCGCACATCTTAACCATAGTACCCTTGGTTAGACCTTTGGTAGCACATCCATTAGCAGATTTACGGAAAGAACCGCCACTAGCTAGCTTTAAGGTTGTACCTTTGCCACCTTTGTGTTCTTGCTGGTCATGTTGTTTAAATGCTTTCTTAATCATGGCAGTGTCTTGTTTCTTATCCATTGCCATATCTTCTTTCATATCGCTCTTAGCCATGCCACCACTCCTAAATTTTTTGCCTTTGTCGGCGGTTAAAAAGTCTTGCCCTACAGACTGCTTAATCCCAACCTTCTTAGCAAAAGATGGGTTTTTGGCAACTGCTGCCATTAAATTATGCTGTTTTTTAGATACGCTTGGCATTACTTACCTTTGAATAAGCTGGTCAATTTTGCCTTCAAGTTTGTTAAACCTTGCATCAATGTGTTCAACAATTCGTTCAACTTCTGCTTTAGTAACGTTATCACGGGCTACCTCTTCTCTTGTCTTGTTTAACAAAATATCAATGCGTTTTAATTCATTGAACTTTTCATGCATCATATAACCAATGAGGGCTACAAATATAGTCAACCCACCTGTCCATAGTTCCATCATGTTTAACATTTCCACCTCTTTAAAGAGGCTGCCTTTCTGGTAGGCTTGCCGTTTTCATCTTTCATAGGTCCAGGCATACCAGACATACGAGCACAGAATGACTTTTTACGAGGTCCGCCTTCGGGCTGTGGAGCCTTTAGGTTAGAACCTGTAGCTGCGTTGTACTTAGCACGACCTTTGGCGGTAAGCCCAGCCCCTTTCGAGACTGGGAGTTTTTCACCACGACCTATAGCTAAAGAAGGTGTTTTCTTTTTGGTAGCCATATTAAGCCTGTGCTTCTTTCCAAGATAAACGGGCATACACGTCAATTGCGGTAGCCGTCAAAGGCGTAACGCAAACGTACAAGATGTCTGGGCCGTCAGGGTAAAAATTGGATTG